ATTCCTTTCCTGTGCAGTAAGCTGTGCTCCTGCATCTAACTTCTGCTGTACTTCTTGTAGTAGGTTTATAACTCTATCCATGTTCTGCATCAGGTATTGCAGATAAGGTACGCCTACAATCCCATATATGTTTTGAGAGTTAGACTGGTGTTTGTCAGTCAGGTGCTTAGTCTTTGTCTCATCAAATAACTTAACAGCTTTTGTTTCTAGCATACGAGCCGCTTCGGCCTTCGGAGCATTCTTGAAAGCACTTATTCGTTCAATGACACTAGTGTTACCTGTAGATATAGATAGTAAACTCCACGGCTCACCCCGATGTCTCTCTGTGTTCGCGCTACCTGCCATCCTGTTACGTTGCCTACCACTAGATAGTTGATATATTAAGTCAGATAGTTCTTCACCCTTGGCGTTTGTTAACTCATCAATGTAATAAGGTAAGTTCTTGTATACCTCACCACGTAACATCAATGAATTCTGCGTATCTTTTGCTTCGACTACTAAGGTCTTTGGATTGCCCCAAACAGACGCTCCTACGTACATAGCAGTGGTCTTACCTAGTCCAGACTCCTTACTATGAACGTGTAAGCTCGAACATGCGATGGGCATTAACGCCATAAGTGGTGAACCGAAAGCACTAGCTACTATATATTGGTGTAACTCAAAGCCATCACGGTTATAGAAGTTAGCCATTTCTTTCCACTGCTCTAGCGTACCTTTTGGTTTGAACGCACTCATCAAACCTGCTGTAGCTTTAGATGGTGGGTTACTCTTTACACCATTTCTTGATATTTCTTGATTGCCTAAAATGAATGCACTGTGTGTATCATCAGTCCAACCAAACTGGGTACGAGCCAAGTCAGCTTTTGTAGTAGCTTGCAACTCGTTAATCCAAGTAGTCATATAAGTCATAAGTTTATCCATCTTTGTTATTGCCACGCCTTGCATGGACATCTGTTTTCTAAATTCTTCTCTTGAAGTTACTGCTGTAAGTGGAACTGTAAATTCACGTACACCGTCCTGTGGTAGGTGTAAACGTATTACCACAACTTCCCCTAGTTCGACATCTACAATACGACTGACGATGTAAATGTCGTTGTGGTATATAAGTTCCTCAGTAGGATCACCTTCTTCATCTGTGGTACGTATATATACACCACCACTAGCGCCACGTATATATGGCTTTGGGTATGTAGGAATTACATACGTAGTAGTAGGTGTGTTTGGTAGATCAAGTGCAGGTACTTCTACTATATTATCTTCTTCGGTAGCTTCTTTTATGCTACCACCTAACGATATAGGTGACTTGATCTTGCCCCAGTGCGGACACTTGGTACATACATCAGGCTTGAACTCATCAAAGTGTGCACATTGATAAGGCCCTTTAATTTTGTCAAACTTATCCTGTGTTTCTTCTGCTGAATACTCAGGGTGATTCTTAGACATAACGTGTGCGGCTTTCTGCCCATCAGAACAGAACTTAGCTATAGACAGCCCTGCTCGCCACATAGGCTCACTACACTCATCCTGATTTACTACTATGTTAACTAACTGCGCACAGCTAGATTCTCTAGCAATAATATCTTTAAATTTGAATTGTTTGTTTCCCATCAACGCATCCATAACTGCGCTGTTAGGCATAGGCTCAAGTGACTTTGTTTCTACCTTATCCGCACCAATGCACTTAGCAAACTCATCTAGCGTCACATACTCTGGTACATGCTCACTAAAGAATGTTACTTCTGTTGGTGGTTCAGTCTTATGATTGTGCGTAGTAGGTATACGCAGTACACGAGCCGCATCGGCAGTTACTGATGGGTCAACAATAAACCCATGATTTTTACATAGCTGTTTAAGGTGCTCGGCTACAGGCTTCCACGTTTCTTTGCTAACAGGTTCAGACAAAGGCCAGTAACAATGTACCCCTCTACCTGAATCAACTAACAAAGGTCTTGGTAGTTCAACCTTCTTACAAAATCTTTGTAGGGCTTGTAATCCCTCTTTCTTCGTTGGATAATCTCTGCCTTCCCCGCAGTCGATGTCCATAAAGAAAGACTTTAACTGTTTTACGTTGTCAGCTACACGAGTACCACTTTCTTCAAACGTAGCCAGTGCAAAGTATGGGCTATACCCACGAGCATCTAGCTTACGTGCTTCTTGTAGTAACGAATCATAGTCTGTATGAAACGTTTGTGGCCTGTCATTTTGTCCTAGCTTAACAGCAAATAAACAGTAGTACCCGTCTTCCCCTGTGACGTGCCGCAAAAATACTTCTGCATCCATAATACATTCCTAATTCCGAGGGTGGAGATAGCAGGGGGGCAGTTGCCCCCTTTTCGGTTATACCTAGCTAAGTTTGTGGGACTAGTCGTCCCAGTCGTCTACGATTGATGCAAGATCAGCGTCAGTCTTTTTTGGTTTAGGTGTTGCTTTTTTACTGACTTTCTTTGGTTCAGGTGTATCACCAAACTCACCTTCAATAACATTGGTAGTAGGTTTAGCTTCAACAACCTCAAAAGGGTTATCATCTTTCTGGAATGTAAAGCCACCTTCAACCTTACCGAATGGCGTGCTAGATTCCATAGGTACATATTTAATTACTTGTACCGCTTTCAAACGTAGTGAGATTCCTGCTTCACGCATGTTATAGGGCACAAAGATTACAGCCACATTGACTGTACTGCCTGTGGTTAACATGAAATCTTCTGGTAGTTTACTCCCATTCGAGTCCACTTGTACAGGTTTAAGTGTAGCCTCTTTACCATACGCACCTTTCAACGTGGCTTTGTACACATACATACCATCGTCATCTTTGGTGAATGGATTATCAACTTTCTCAGGCCACCCTTTTTCTTTGCGTTCCTCATACGCCTTACACATTTCAAGATACAAAGCCTTAGCTTGATCTTTTGTCATACGAAATTTAATCTCGTATTTAGCACCATCGTCAAACGCGGTACACGGTACAGTGCGATTTTCTGCGTTATCAAAACGGTATGGTTTATTGATACGAGGCCAAAGAGCCTCAACGTTTTCTATAATATAACTGCTATTTGTATTAGCCATAATTAATTACCTTAGTTTGCATTTATATCAAACCCACCTTCCACTTTACCGAAGGGTGAGGGTTCACTAGTTACAGGGACGAATGATGTGATAGCACGTTTTGTATCTTCGTGTACCACCATCTCTGCTATCTTTAGCCCATCACCTTTGTCAATAGGTCGCATAGGTTTAAAATAAAGTTTTGGAACAACACTATCTTTATCAAACGTAATGTTTGTAACGACAGCAATAACAGACGTATCATGTGAAGATAGGTGGCGAGCATACTCTTGCATACCCATGTTACCGCCTTGCGCTCTGCCGAATATAGAACTGGCAGGTATCTGCAACTGATACACCTCTTCGAGATCTCCTTCAAACACAACAGCAAGTCGTTGTTGAAACCGACAAGCCCTACCACCATGCTCACCAGAACCACGTACATTCTGTGTACAGTCCATACACCTACGTGATTGCACGTTATCCTCTGATACCTTGGTAGAGGGTCGTTGTGTATCATCAGACCAACAGACTGGCGCAGTAGACTTGTTAGGGTCAAACTCATTACCAAAATATGATCTTGATACAGGCGCGGCATTCACGATGATTACATTTACCATATCACCTAAAGGGGTTTCTTGCCCATCAGCAATATCAGTAAACGTACCACCACGTATGCTCAACCTTCTCATTAGAAGTCCTCGTCTAACATGTCAGTGCCAAACTCGTAGTCACTGACCGCCTCTTTTTCTACCGAATCTTTATTGGTATTCAAAAAGGCGTTTTCAATCCCTTGAAGGTTGTAACGATAAGTGTTACCGATCTTCACATACATATCCGCAGGGATCTTGCCTTTACGCAACCACTGCCTGACTGTGTGTTTAGATACACTAAACTTATCTGCTACGTCACCGATTGGAACAAAATTATCTGACATCATTTTCTCCTTACTGATACAACGTATTCAGAATCTACGTTAAGACCTTTAGGTACAAGGTCGGGGTTCTCTTCCAAAAACTGTTTCATGTTGCCCTGATTCACACGTTTATCTAACAGTTCAGGCGCTTCATGCTCAAGAATAAACTCGTGCATTGAAGACCAATCACTAGTCCAATAGCGTGTACGAGCAGAACGGTAAAACAATCCCGCAGAAGTTCTTACACTATCGACACCTTGATCTTCACAGTAGTCCAGTAAAGCACGCTTTACCTTATCCAACTGCTCCAATAACTCAGCATCTTTCTCTTTAAACTCTGCCGATAACTCGCTACGCTTATCTTTTATCTTCAAATAAACAGTAGTTAACTTCTCAGCAGTCAGTTTTTCTTCACTCATTTTACGCTCCTTTACAAAAGGGATAGACAACATAGCGTATGATTGTGTACTAGTCAAGTATTTCTTTATATAAGTCAATCATTTTTGTGTGTATGTCTATTCTATTGTCCAATAATGTGTAAACACGTTTCTCTACGTAAGATCCTTGTAGGTGGACAACTGTACACTTTTGATCCTGACCTGATCTGTGCACCCTAGCATTCGCTTGCGCGTACGTTTCTAACGAACTGGTGGGCGACCACCACACCACAGTGTTTGCCGCTGTAAGTGTTACACCGTGTGCCGCAGACTGTGGTTGGATAACTAAAACTTTTGGGTCGTCTTGTTCTTGAAAGCGTTTAAATATATCAGTACGTTTGGGTGCAGGTACATCACCATTGATTACCTCTGTGGTTATACCATCTTTCCTTAACTTGTCAGTGAGTAACTGTATGGTATGTCTGAAAGGTACAAAGACTAGAACTTTCTTACTTGACTCATCAATGACCTCACGTAGCACCTTATATCTTTTAGTTATATCAAACTCTAATGACTCACCAGTATCGGTATATACAGCGCCAGATGATATTTGGAGTAACTTGTTCATGTTTACTGCCGCATTTGCAGCGGTGATTTGCTCTCCTGCTGCTTGCATAATCATCTTATTCTTTAATTCTTTGTAGTATTTATTTTGTTGCGCAGTCATGTCGACTTCACGCTTAACATAAACCATAGGTGGTAAATCTAGGCACTCTTCTTTGGTGTAACGTATGGCAGGTTGTAAGACTCGATGCACCCTGTCAGTAGCATCATCTTTTGGTATCCACTTAAAGTTTGTTACCTTGACCATGACTTGATCTCGGAAAGACCCAAAGAAACGAGGTAGTGCTGTTGGGTTTACAAGTTTGGCTATACCAAACGCATCGGTTGGGCTTTGTGCCGCAGGTGTACCTGTCATCATCCACAGCCAAGTATCTTTACCTACTAACTTGTTTAGTGTCTTCCACCGTTTAGTCTGTACATTCTTATAGTGTGTAGCTTCATCTACAATAATTAAATCAAAGCCACCACATTGTACAGATTCTTGTACAATCTCCACACCATCGTAATTTATTATCACGTACTCAGCGTCACCTTCGATTATCTCTCTACGCTTCTTGGCTGAACCATACGCTACATCTACCTTGCGGTGCATAGCAAAGTTAAACAGGTCGTTACGCCATGCGGATTCCATAATAGATAGAGGGCATATAACTAACACCCT